TGTATTAAAGGAAAAAACGCAAATGGCTAAATTAATGTGGTATATTAAGCAGTTATTTCCATTGCGTTATAAATCGATATTTCGTACGAAAGATAACACTCGCATTGAAGCCAGTTTTCGTATGTGGTTCGGTAAGGTATTTATGTACCAATCGAAAAAAGTCTGACCTGCTCTATGGTCGCTGCATGGGCCAGAATGTTTGCGGTGTGCATTCTGGCCATTAAATTTTAAAGTGAAGAAAAAAACTCCTGAAATTGGCCACATGATCATGACATGTGAAACTAAGGCCAAGGTCCACGAACTGCTGCCGAATGAAGCATCAAAACGCAGTGAAGTTTTAGCCAATTTCATGTTAAATAAGAATGCATGCTCGCCTATAACGAGGGCAACAACCGGTCGCAACGGTAAAGGTTTACGGTTATTCCCTAAGATACGAAACCGTTATGTGTGGAGATTGACCACACCATGCATTCTAAAAAGATAATGATGAAAATTTTAAGTATAATAATTTTGTCGATGATATTGACATTTGCCACACCTTTTAATACGGCAAGTGATCAACCAGTATCGGTTGAAAGACCATCGCAAGTAGTGTTGTATGATAAATCACCGATTGACTTTCGTTTTATGTGCAATACTGATAACAGCACATTGCAATATCGATTTGTGGGAATGATAGTATTGGTTCGATTAATTTTTGATGTACAAGCACTATCAATTTATAGTCCTGCTGATGATTCTCGTTTATTGGCCGGATTGATTAATCGACAAATAAAGATGGCTGAAGATTCTTGCACCGTTGAAATGTTTGCTTTTAATGTACATGGTGGTGCATTACGTAAACAGCTTGAAAAAGATAGCACTTGTATCATTACGATTCATGGTAGTAATGCAAATTTTACTTTTGAATTAACACCATTTGGTGAATTGGAAATGTTGGAAATTATTCACAGAAATGTGAAGGATTCACGATAATGCGTGATGGAATGTTGACCATGGCAAAAGAAGCCAAAACGAAACTGGGTATCGGTATTGAACAAATGGCTAAAGAATATCCACGGTTATTCATGGGATTGGTTCATCACCGCACTACTAAAGGTCGTAGAATGACATTTCATGATAAACCGTGGTTAACAGCCATTTATAAAGATAATTCTACACACATGGTAATAGTAAAATGTTCCCAAGTTCACATGACGGAGCACGCTTTATGTGCCATGTTTACTTATGCTCACAAGAAAAAACGTGGTTTATATGTATTACCAAGTAAAGAACACCGAAAAACATTTGTAGCAGATCGTATCAATAGGATGAAAGATTTTAGTCCATTGTATAATGATGCTATCAAAATCGATGTTACTGAAAGTGATAGCAACGTATATAAATCAATTTTTGGTACTGGTTGGAAATTCGTGGGATCCAATGTTAAAAAGGATTTTTTTGAATTTCCATGTGAAATACTATTTTTTGATGAATATGATGAACTTGATCAAAGTAATTTGTGGTATGCCTATGATCGTGTGGCCAATGCTAAAAATCCGATAATTTGGAAATTTGGTAATCCCACTCGTGATAATTTTGGTATCCATGCTGAATTTTTGAAATCTGATCAAAAAGAGTGGCATGTAGAATGTGAACATTGTGGTAAAGAACAGATACTTGATTGGTATGAACATTTCGTAGAATGCACCAATGGTACTTGGTGGTTACGCAATCAACAAGGAAAACCGATATGTACACAGTGTGGTAAACCATTTGATAGATTAGGACATGGACGTTGGATAGCACTTAATCCAGGATATAATAAAACCAGTGGTTATCGCATTTCACGTTTATTTGTAAATAAAAGTATCAAAGGTGGCGATATAGCTTGGTTATACCGTAAATTCATTGAAGCACAGCACAATCCCACTGCATTGCAGAATTTTCACAATAACTATCTTGGTGTAACATATGAAAACGTAGATTTTAAAGTTACACGTGAAGTGTTATTTCGTTCAGTATATGAAAATAAAGATGGTATTGAATTTGATCCCACATTATTTCGTACCGTAATGGGTGTAGATCAAGGAGCTAAGTTTACTTGTGTAATTTCAATGGTGTGGGAAGGTGAACTTATAGACGTACACTATGCTAATGTGGATAGATGGTCTGATGTAGAAAAATTGGAACGAGATTTTAACGTTGCTATAACAGTGGTGGATGCTCAAGGTGGTGGCTATGCTGAAACTCGTGATTTCGTAAAAGTAAGGGGTAGTCGATGGATGTGCTACTACAGACCGAAAGATCGCATCAGAGGAATCGAACCATATAATTTGATTTATAATGAACAGATTGTAGAAACCAATCGTACGGAATGTCTTGATTTGATGGTTAAAATGTTAATGCAAAAAACGGCGCATGTACGATTGGATTATGAACACGCTGACGATGGTGAATTTATGCGCCAAATGTTAGAACCAGCTCGTGTAACGGATAGTGGTGGCCGTCCAGTGTGGACTAAAGGTAAAGATCACTATTTTCACGCAAGTGCTTACCGATATTTAGCGTGGCGCATAAGTGGTATGAAAAATAGTGTAAGTTCTAAAATAAGTTGGTGCGTAAGAGATACCAATGATAAAAAAGTTAATAAAACCACGGAAAAATCTAATGTTCGTGGAATAATTGGTGACACTAAAACGCCGATAAAAAATGAACCATCGAAAAAATCGCCACGATGGCATGTATAATAAGGAGACTTGATGTTACGAATATTTAATAGTATCCGTCGTTTCATTCATAAAATAAACTTAATTACGTTTAAAGATAAAACTGCTAAAGTGGAAGTATATAATCGTTATGGTTCACTTGATTGGGCGCAACGACATCCAAATGTACAGCATGATCTGGAAGCATCAAAAGTAAATGCTAATGTGTATATCGCTACACGGGCTATTTCTGATGCCATTAAAAGTCTTCCTGTTGATATTAAAGAAGTGGAAATTATTAATGGCATAGAACGTGCAGTGGATAATAATGATCATCCAGCCAATGAATTGTTACAAACACCTAATACGGAACATTCGTGGTCTGACATACTTGATTATACTGTTAAAGCCTATTCAAATGATGGTAATGCTATTTTTACTATTGAACGCATGACTGGTCCTAATCCACGAATAGAAATTTGGCCACGTGATCCACGCAATGTTGATATCAACACTGCTACACGTGATTATCGATTTGGGAAATTTACTGATAATCAACGTGTGTATCCTCGCAATCGTATAATTCACATTCGTGATATGGATACAACTGATCCATTTTGGGGAATCGGACGTATTAATACTGTACGAGAAGAAATAGCAATGGATTATTTCGTAAATCGTTTTAATGCGAATTTTTTCAAATATGGTGCAACTTTGAATTTAATGTTTACACCTGATCACGATTTGAGTGAAGATCAGCATATGCAAATAATCGATGCCATGAGTGCGGAGATTGGTGGTGCAGAACGTGCTTTTAAAATTTTTATTAATCGTTTCGGCGGTAAATTTGAATATCCAGATCAAAAGCATAAAGATATCGCATTTATGGATTTATTAAAACATAATCGTGAAAAAATATTTGGTGTGTTTGGTTTACCACCATTTCGTGGTGGTGTAATGGAGTATGCTAATTATGCCAATGCACTTGCACAAGACAAAGATTTTTGGTTGAATACGATTGCACCAATATTAAAAGTAATTGAAGATGCATTTAATAAACAATTATTGTGGCCCATATATGGTACGGATATTCGACTTAAATTTAATTTAGACAGTGTTCCAGCCATGAAAGGTAGTCAAACTGAAGTAGAAGACCGTTTACTTAAACTTAAAGCTGAAGGTATTGTTAGTGCATCTTATGTACGTGAACAACTCGGTATTGAAGAAGATGCTGCACCTGAAACATCAAATATTTCTAAATCAGATAGTAATCGACAAAAAGAAGATGCACCTAAACAAGATGAAGAACAAGAAGTAAAAAATGCTTTGTTAAAACAATTTCGATCACAACGCAATGAAGTATTGCGCAATTTAGCTAAACTTACTTCTGGTGGTTCTATATTAAGTGCATTGTGTGATCCTGAAACACAGGCATTGCAATTATATGGCACAATATTGGCCAATAAAACGATCAGAAATCAATTGCAACCTGTATTACGCAAAATTTTGATGAAACGAGGATTGGCCACATTTAAAGGTGTGGGAGTATTCGATATGAAAAATGAAATGATTGAAAGTTTAATGTGTCGAATCAACTTTAAAATAGAAGATATTGTAGATCAAAATGTTGTTATGCTTAAGACTATTTTAGAAGAAGCTGATAAATATAATTTTGATTATTTACAATTACAAAAACGGCTTAAGAGCGTGTTTTCATTAGATAGGGTGCACGCCATAACCAATGAAGTTATTACCGACTTCATTAATAGTACAATATTGGTGTTGGATGAGATGAAACGCCGGTACAATGATGATACATCAGTGCTGGCTGCACTCACCACACATTAAATATACAAATTGGAAAATTGGAGAAACCACTATATGACAAAAAAAGATGTTATGCAACGATTTTATAATAAAGAACGTCCGGATATGTGTATCATATCATGTGATGTTACTTTTTCTGCTATAGAAGAAAGCAAAGAAGGTGATATCATTATTGATGGATGGTTTATTACGGAAAATCTTATTGAAGATCGTGGCATGATAGTACGTGCTGATGCATTTAAAAACAAAGATGGGCTTCGATACTACAATGGTCGTGTACTTGCTTTCCACAACCAAATAAAAGAACCCGTTGGTAAAACATTAGAATTGCAAATAGTATCGGGACGTGGCATACGAGGAAAGGTATTACTATATCGTGAAAATAGTGAACTTTTTAAACGTGCCATTCGAGATAAAACACTACGTGCATTTTCAATTGGTTTTTCCGTGGAAGAATATACATATAATGAAAAAACGGAAATACTTACAATAACGAAAGCAAAATTAAGAGAAGTCTCAATAGTCAATATTGGGGCCGATGAAAAAGCGGTGTTTAATGTTCAAAACTCGCTTAAAGATAAAAAAGAACAAGAAACGTTTCAAACTCCAAACTATGAGGTATTGACCTTGTCAAACAAACCTGAACAAAAGAAAATTGAAGAGTACATGACAGAGCAAGAAAAACTGGGTGTTACTGTAGAAGAGTTGCAGAACATTCTCAACACTGTCAAAGACTCGCAAACTGCACTTGAAAAGAGTGCTATTACTAAAAGTGAATTAGCTGATCGTTTTCAGCAGTTAATTACCGAATTGGATGTCATAAAAAAGGAAGTTGAAGAAGCCAAAAATGCAAAAGCTGTAAAAGAACAGCGTCTTGCTTACACTGATTTCCGTTCAATGATTACCGATTTCGTGTGGTTAACTGATGATGATGGTAATAAGTTGGGTAATGTTCCACAGAAAGCTTACTGTTTATTCCAGATGCCGGTAGACTACGATAAAATGGAAAATGGTTATGCACTTAAAAATCTGCGTGATTTGCATGATGCTGTATTAATAGCTGATGCCATGCATCGTTTTAATCGTCGTGATCGATACAACATCCAAAATCTTAAATTGTATAAACAGTTGATTAAAGCTGTGGAACCTTTCGATAAAGATGTTGCTCTGGCTATGGCTGGTGGAAATACTGGTTATGGTGCAGAATGGCTACCTACTGAAATGTCATCTGAATTTAATGAAATTCTACGTGTAAAACCGACATTATATGCCAAATTTCCTACGTGGCAGATGTCCCGTGGTGGTTCAGCTAAATACCCATTCCAAAATGGTAAAGCTACTGTATATCGTGGTTCTGAAGCTTTGGTTGACAATGCTGAAGAAGCTCGTAAAACTAATGTTGCTACTGGTGCTAAAACTTTCACTCCGGAAGTATTCATCGGTGCTTTAGTTTCATCTGAAGAGATTACTGAAGATGCCATTCTTGACATGGTTACTTTCATTCGCAATGAACTTGCTACAGCTTTATTGGAGGGCTTGGAATCAGCCATATGCAACGGTGATGATAGTGATACGCATTTTGATAATGCTGCTGGAACTACTCCGTATGCAGCTTATGATGTAGAAACTACATTTAAGGGCTTGCGTAAACTTGGTATCACTAATGCTCGTGATATTGAAGTTTCATCTTCTTCTTCTGGTGTTAATGCTCTTGAACTTGTTAATTTTACTGATGCTAAACAAGACCTTGAAGTTGCCGGTTTGAATCCTGCTGAGTGTCTTTATGTCACTGGTATTAAAGGCCGTACGCAGATTCAGCAGGCTCTGTTTAAGGAAGATGCTTTGGGTGTATTGGCCTATATGTTGTCAGGTACGCTCCCAGCTATTGATGGATCTGATATTTATATTTCTGGACAGTATGTTGAAACTCTTAGTTCTGCTGGTATTCAAGATTCCACTGCTGATACTAATCATACATCCAGTGTTTGTGTTCATAAACCATCATTTCGTATTGCACAGCGCAGAGGTGTAACGCTTGAGTTTAATAAAGACATTTTGACACAACAGCGTCAGTTTGTTGCTACCGCTCGTTGGGATTTTGGTAAAGTATGCGCTGATTCTATTAAACCTGTTTCTGAAATGATTAATATACAGCATACGGCGTAACTGATTAATTGATTAGATAACGATGTGGGCAAACCTTCAACTATGGCGTATGAGGCCATTGGATTGGCAGCCCACATCATTCCATTATAAGGAGACTTAATTTTGACTATGGATCAAGCTGTACGTGCTGGATTGATAAAATTTGCTATTGTTAGTGGTGCTGCTGACTCGGCCACTACTGGTATTTCAGTATCAGCCGGTGATGGAACAGCCATTTCAACTGATGATATTATAATCGGTGTATTAAATTTAACAGCCACTACTAATGCATGGGTTGATGATACAGCCAATGCTGCCATTATAGCTGGCGGTAAAATTACTTGTTCTGAATCCAGTGGTGATAAAATTGCAATATGGTGGATGGCTCGTAATGCTGGTTTGCAAGTAGCATCACCATTTGTAGCTTCAGAAGTTGGAGCTGGTGCATTGGCTAATGTAGCTATCACTATTAGTGGTATTAAAACTACTGATGTACTAATTGCTGTTATTGAAATTGATACTACTACCGGTGCTTGGACAGATAGAACAGCTGCAACTACTATTGATGCTGCAGATACTATTAAATGCACTGAATCAACAAGTGGTAATAGTGTTTTTTGTATGTATATGGATTTATCTGGTCCTCGTGCTTTTCGATCGCTCAATCTACAAATGGGTATTGCTACAATCGATAGCTCACCATCTACTGATCCATCATCGGCCACATTAGTTGGCATTAATGATGAAGATGTTGTATTAGTAGCATTGTGTGTTGATGAAACTGATTATGATATACTTGATGATCTTACCAGTGTAACTACAGTAGCTGCTGATGATACGCTTACCGTGGATGAACCATCTCCGACAGCTACATCTGGTTCTAAAATGCTCGTTTTTTACCAAAAATCAGAAGATTTGGCGGGTTAATTACATAAGTGGGCCATATTATATGGCCCACTTTATTTTTAATGAAAGACAGTTTATATGGCTAATATAATTACAATAACAGAATATCGAGAATATGATGATTCACCAAGTCCCATGGCGAATGAAAGTCAAATAATGGTTGCCATAGAACTGGCTACAGCTATAATTGAAAAGATGACTGGTCGTACTTATGAAGTGCTTGGTAGTCCATCACCATCACCTGAATCATATGAAGCAATAGAAATATTAAATGGTAATGGTACTAATAGAATCTATACTCACAATGCTCCTATAACTGCTGTTTCTAAAGTGGAGTATTGGAATGGTACAGAATGGGAAGAATATGATAGTGTAACTTATCCATATACATTTAAAACCGATAGTAACATAATTTATTTTACAGAAGGCCACAAATTTTATACAGCATGGCAGAATATTCGTGTAACATTTGAATATGGTTATACAGATGAATTTCCTGATGATTTAAAATTGGCGTGTTATTTAATAACAAAACATATTGTGCTTGAAGCTGAGCGATTAAATATAAAAAGTCAATCAGATGGTGAACAATCATTCAGCTATGATCATAATTTACCACCATTGGCAAAACAATTAATTGCACGTTATAAAACGACTTATTAATGAATAACGATTTAGACATTCTTATGAAGCTTTATCCTGCTAAATTTAAAAGTAAAGCATTGGATAATGCTGTACGTAATTTAGGTAAACTACCAGTTCAACTTAATAGAATTGGAGCATTAATAACTAAAGCAGTAAAACGTAATTTATCGGGTCGTATTCTTAATAAGCGAACTGGTAAATTACACGATTCGTGGCAGTGGCAAATTTCTGCAGAAAATAGTGGCTGGTCATTAACAGTAGGAAGTGATGTGGTGTATGCTCGCATCCACAACTTTGGCGGATTTACTGGTGCTGGTTATCGTACAAAAATTCGTAAAACTCGTTATTTTGATAAAGCCATACTAACTACAAAATCACATATACGACGATTACTGCGTGATTTTATTGTAAGGATTACTCGATAATGGCTAATACTAAAGTAACCATACTGGATGCGTTAATAGCACAAATAAATACTATAAGTACCATTAATAAAGCTACTCGTATTTTATTGACACCATCTGAAGCACGTAAGTGGGCACCATATGCTGGTTTAATATCAAGCACTGAAGAAGTTATAGTAGAAGATGCTACTCATGTTCGTTATGAATTAGATGTAAGTTTAATATTGTTAACCAGAGGTCAAGATATTGAAAAATTACTTGATGATGTAAAAAATTTATTATATGATGATTCATTAGCAGACGCTATTGGTGCATTACAAATTCGTATTATAGGACAGGAAGAAGTAGCATTAGTAGATGCTGATATCTACAGTTCAACTCGTATTGCTATGACACTTACATATACAGCAATCAAAGGAGCGTTTTAATGAGTGTGGCTAAAATAGCACATCAAAAAATATGCGATTTATTGAATGATTATGCGCCATCTCCATTATGGTTAGCAGTATATAATACACATAAAAAAGCACACTTAATTGTGCCATCATTGAGTGTAGATGTGGAAACGGATACACCTTTGGAAAATGATGCTGCCATAATTAACCAAGAATTAATAGATAATCGTAATATACAGATATCAATACGATTACACATTAATTATAGATTAGGACCATCCGATACAAATCTTTCTATGGATATGGTAGATGATGTAATCCAATGGTTACGACAACACATCAATCTTGGTAATGGTTATCGTATTTTTGATGTAAGTGGTACAGCTTATGATGTAGAACATATATCAAGTGGCACAATAGGTGCAGAAATAAACGTTAATATACATAAGGTGACTTATTATGAACAAATCGATTAAGTCTACTGTACGAGTGGAAAAAACTGCAAAGCTAAATCAAGTTAAATTAATACGCATATCACGGCGTTATAGTATAGCACCAATTGATGTTCGTGAATTACAACTTGGTTTTTCCGTGGATATTCCCATTGGTATGGCTGAAGAATTATTAAAAGATGGATATGTTAAACGTGTTAAATCACGACCACGAACATTGCAAAAACGTATTCAAATACCAGAATTTGAAAAAAATTTAGATAATACCAGTGAAGATACTGCACCTTCTCCAATACAGTATGAAACTGGCGAATCTAATGATGAAAATGAGGAATTAAATGTTAACATATGAAACCAGACAAGTTCGATTTGGTTATGCCGAACAATCAGTATTTGCAACTGCTGAAGCTGATGATGCAGCTTTTAATGAAATTACATGCGATCCATTTGATATAGATCCCGATGTAACAATTCATGAAACTGCACATAATCATGGTACACGGCAACCAGTTGAACAAACAACAGTACATTCTGTGCAAGGTAGTTCTGCTAAATTTAGCGTCGCCTGTCCAGTTGATCTTAATGATATTGATCAATTTGCCTATGCGCATTTTCAAAAAGTAGTAGAGGGTGCAGATACAGAATATACCAAAACATTTACATATTTTAGTGAACATCCCGATTTTAGTTCAGACGAAGGCCATTTTTTAACATGGATAAAACGTTTACCCATAGCCGGTGCATCACAAAAAGTCAAAGGTTGCATTTCAACACGTTTTAAATTATCGGCTGAACGTGATGGTTTGCTTCTTTATGATAGTGATTGGATTAGTTTAGGAACTACTAATGATGAAAGTAATCCAACAGGTACATGGACACCTCAAGACGGTAGTAATTTTCTCCATTTTAATGATATTGTAAGTGCTACATTGACACATGGCGCAGCTTTATCTTCACCCACAGCTTTGACTATGCAGTCTTTTGAAATTGAAGGAAGTTGTGAAGCTGAAAAAATAGGCCATGACAGTATTAACGGTTTTGAACAGTATGGTTTAAAAAATCGTAATGGTACATTTAAAATTAAAATGCTTCGTAACAGCACTGCCGATGAAGCATTGATCAGTTTAAAATCAGGTGAACTTATTCAATTTGATGTTGATTTTGGTACT